CCAATCCGTAGTTAGAGAAATATATCTTGGAGTAATATTAATAAAACTATTATTTGATTTTATCGGCTCAACTTTTAACCATCCTTGTTTCCAAATATCTCCTTTAATTTGGAACGTTTGTAAATGCAAATCAACTAAATGAGTTAAATGTAAATCTCTATTTTTACGGAATAAATCTAAATCATAAATTGGCGGAATAAATTCCCTCCCTTTTCTTACTTCAATAATATAATCTTGCGCCTTAAGTAATGACAAAATTGTATTATATAAATTATCAGGTAGAACTAAATGCAATGTGCCTCCGCCTAATGCTTGAATTGTAGGCAAAGAATAAATAACATCGCCAGTCGCACCACTATGATAAAAGTTATTCATATATAAAATTTAATTAAGATTCTAGTAGTTTAGTATAAATAGCCAAACGCTCCTCATTAATTTTAAATAAGTCGTAATGCTCACGGACATATTCAGCATTTGCCTCGCCAAAATCAATTCTCATTTGTTTTGAAAATACCATTCGTTTGATATCTCGTTCCCAATTATCTACCCAGCATACCGTTGGAATGTCATCGTAAGGTGCTCGTTTAATTGCCATCAAAGGAATACGTTTAGCGCCAGCCTCTAAAGCCTTTAGATTTGATTTTAATCGGTTGAATTTATTATCAAGCAATGGAGCAAGTAATATGTCCGCCTCCAGGTAGAAATTCATGTATAAATCTACGGGCATCGATTCAAGAATCTTGTGGTTTAATCTTTCTCCAGCAGTAAACCAATCGCCCATTTGCTTCCAATGAAACTCATTTGCCTTATTCCAACCACAAAGAAGCATTCTTGTTGATTCCTTAAACGATTTAGACTTGGCTAATTCTCGAATCGGATTCTTCAACTGCCTCATATCAGGGAAGTGAGTAATGCTACCCGTGTGCGCAATGTTAACGAATTCGTTTACATTTTTTATTGCAGTAAATTGGTCACGGTCAAACGGCAAGGCATTAGGTAAAATAAAGCAGTTAGGATTTATCTTAATAATCTCAAGCCGTAATCGGTTGTGAGTTGTCGTAACCACATCAGCCACTTTAATATAATTCTTAATTACTTGAGTCACTCCTAATGACCGATATGTTGGCGCAGATAAATGCTGAGAAAATAACTCCCAATAGTCATCAATATCGACAACCAATTTAAAGCCAAGTTTAGCCTTCCATTTTAATAAATCGGGTAATGGTATTAATTCACAAAACCGATTAACTACGACCACGTTAATCGCCTTCTCAATCAGCATCTCTTCGGTCATTGTATCCGTGATAATACAATACTCCTTTTTCATCACTGACAATGGTAACGCAAGGCGATGGTAAGTGACTCCTGAATGTCTACTTCCGACTGCGCAGATTCTTAGTTTTGACATCGTTTGATTTTGGTTGGTTGAGTTTGGCAATATACTTTATTCCTTCGTAATGTGCTGACAATCTTTTTAGCATATCAAATACGCAACTGCCACACCAGGAATTGAAGTTAAAATCTTTGTTGACATATTTACGATATAAACTTGCATATTCTTCAAGCACTTGTCGGTCAATGTTTTTAGTAAACCCTAAAGCTACCGCTTCAAAGTTTATAATGTTGGCTTCTATAAATGCTATCTCTTGCTCGGTCATAGTTTATTTATTAATCGAAAAATGACCGCTCCTAATATACCCGAACTAAACACGATTGCAATCCATTCTTGGAACTGAATAGGAACAACAATTAAAACGATAGCACTCCAGGTACTTAGACAAGGAGTACAACTAAACGGCTTAAAGTTTAGTCCGAATGACTGATATAAATTAGTCATTGTAAAAAATACTGCGAAGGAAACCGCTGCGATTATTGTGATCATTTGTTTGTTTGGTATATTTCATCTTGGACTACACTCCAATAGGCTCGGTCATCTGCCTTTAATTTCTGCTCAAGAATTAATGAACAAAAGTACAAAGCTAATTCGAAAGCAAATGCTTTATTGCCACAAAAATATAGGGCATTGATTAACAAACTTTTAGCTTTCTCATCAGGCTTCATCCCTTATTTTCTTTTTAATGTTTGAAATCGTTTTGACTATGGACATATACGGAATGCCAGTCTTTCTTGAAATCTCGGTTTGATTAAAATTTAATTCGACATAAGTGTCGAGTAGCATATCTTCATACCAAGATAGTTCTTTTCGTGCAACCTCCACTCGATTAAATAGCTTTTCTTTGTATTCCTTTGATTCATCCTCAATCTGCATTAGTTCTTGAACCTCATCAATGCTTTCGTACTTGGCTCTGAAATGCCTAAAAAATGGTTGATTCATTCCAGTACTATAAATCATATTGAGCATACATCTGACCAACCAAAATTTTAATCCGTTGCTTCCGTTGTTATTGTATATTGACCAAAATTTGTCTTCGGTTATGGAGCAAAGATTTACGAACATTTCTTGCTTTAATTCTTCCCTTAAATTTGCTGGGTGCATTTTCATTAAGGCTTGTTTAATCTCCTTTGAATTATAAAGTTCCTCAATGATTTGTGACCTGGTCATTCCTTTGATTTTAACCTTTCCACTTCCCTATTCAAATACCAAACTGCTTTGTCTAAATCTTTCTTTTTAAATCCTTTCTTGTCGGCTCTTAATATGTACTTGATTGAATTGCCAAGATTAAAATTAAGGTCAAAAGCATCAATTATATCAATGACCTCAATGCCATTTCCCTGATAATGCTCAGGATGGTTAACCTCTTCTTTTATAACTCCCTGATAACTAATCTTTTCCATTCACAAAGTTTACATTATAATCCTCTTAATTCCAAGTAATCCTTAATTTTTTTTGTTTGCCGATATGCTGGGTAAGATGAGCCATTTTGATTTTTCATTCGATTAAGGTTTATTTCAAGGCTATAATTCAAATCTAAATAAGTTGCGCCTTCGATAACTATTTGAATCGTAGGTCGTTGTAATCTCATTGTAATCCAATGAATAGCCATTTTATAATTATCGCTCATTAGTCTGTACAAAATCCTGCTTGACATCCACTTCCTGTTCCAAAGAAAAAGTCTTGTTGCAATCCTATTTTTTTAAATTGTTCATAAGTTCCTTCCTTCTTAAATCTTTTTGATTTTGTTTCTTGATCTGCAAACCATTGCATCTTTTCAGTTTCCAAATCCCAATTCTTTCTTAGTTGTTGTAATGGCTTATGAAAGCATCCTACACAATTTGAATCTTTAGGAAATATTAATTGAGTTGTGTCGACCCATTTCTTAACATTGTAATGAGTAACCTTATTTTCAATCAAAGGAAAGTAACCTTCTCGCCATTCTATTTCTTCCCACTTGTTTCGTACCCCCCCCCCTTGCTTACCTACTATTCCCTTAAATGAAGTACTTAGTCTTTCTGCTCTTTCCATTTCATCGTATCTAAATCCAATACCCATCTTTACTTTTTCTCCAATGTGTTTAAACCACCAATCCCAAATAGGTCGCATCTTCATTTCAGTTGTGCAAAATCTCCATTGTTGATTTGGTAATCCTTTCCCTCCAGTTGCTTTTCGATTAACTTCTTCAAATGTATTTCCAGTTACCCAAATAATTTCTTTGCCTATCAATTGCTCTAAGTCAATTACTGCTTTTAATGTTATATCTGATTCCGCAGTTGCGATAAACTCTTGACCTATCTTATCTGAAATAAATTGAACTAATTTTAAATCTTTAGGAGTACATCTTTTATCTTCAATTCTAATTAAAGAAAATATATTGTAATCAGCTGGATAATGATAAGCAAGGTAACTTGAAGTTTTACCTCCGCTTAATGAGTTAATTGATATCATATCTCATCTAATCTAAATCTCCTAATTAAACTCTCGCAATCATAAATGCTTCTTACAATAGCATAATAATAGCCATGATTAATAGCTATCTGCTCAAATGCTTTTTGGTTTGGTTGTTGTGTTCCTTTTTCAATTTTTACTTCAACAAATAAACCTTTCCATTTCTTATTTGAAACCATCCAAAACATATCAGCAACTCCAGCCTTTGCGCCTTCCATCTTTAATTTGATAGCAACCAGTCTATGTCTTGCGCCTCCGTTTGGAATAGCATAATAGTAAAAGTCCTGAGTCCAATCTAACCATTTGCAAATTGCCACCTGGAGTTTATGTTCG